CTGTGCAGAGACACCCCGGCCGGGATTATGGGCATGGCGGGGCTATGCTGAACGCACGGCCGCGTCTGGTGCTGAACCTCGATTGGCGCAAATGCACAATCGCCAAGGTCAAATTCTGGAAACGAAAGGAGACAGGATGGAACCCTAACGGAATGTACTTTGAATGGGAGATGGATGAAGGATGGAGGCCGAGGAAAACGTCTAAACTAATGAATACACAACAGAAATATGAGAATCAGTGAACCCTCAGAAATTCTTAGGGTGCCGTTGTTATGATTCGCTATGAAATGTTAAGTCGAAGTTATCGGGTTGTTATGCCATGTTATGTTTTTTCGAGCGAGGTTTACGCCCCTTATAATATTAATCGCGCGTATACTAGAACGTTACTCTGTAATACCCTGTGGTTCAAAAAAAGAAAAAAAGTATATACGGTACATCCTAGTAACTGAGTAATATTACAAAATTACTATAACTATTAAATCTACTATAAGGAGCAAATACCATGCCAGAAGCAGAATTTGAAATGAGTTTTGTGGTTGAGTCTTCAAAGTATGGCGAAATGGTTGTGGTTCAGAAATACGGCGATGATTACAAACTTCTGGCGGGCAAGGCCAGCAAACGCGCAGACGGTACGCCGTGGCTCAAGTGGGTATATCCGCAGGGGATTGATAAAAAGCCTATCGAAAAGGCTATACCGTTGCAGATTAACCTTGGCTCTATCAATGATGCGAGGTCGATCCTAACAAGGATACTCAATGCGCTTCCTGCCGGGGCACAGGCGGCACAAACGAAGCCCAAGGGTGATGACGGGTCAATCCCATTCTGATGAGGCATAGCATGGCCCGCAGACTCCCCCACACAACACCAAACACACAGGAGGACAACATGGCAGAAGAGCGCAAGACTGAAACAAGACTTTGCAAGTATGTTTTCGACGAGAAGGAAAAGAGGGAGATTGCCTCAGACCTTGCGAACGGAGTTGCAGAGGTAGCCCGCCTGGAGGAGCAGAAAAAGGCGGTTATGTCCCAACTCAAGGCGGAATTGGACGCCAAGCAGGGGGCCGTCAATAGCGCAGCGGAAAAACTGCGTTCGGGCTTTGAAATGCGGAACATCGAGTGCGAGGTGATATTCGATTACGAGAGCGATGTTGTGCGATGGGTCCGCACCGATAACTTCGAAGTCGCCCACCAGCGACGCATGAGGCCCGAAGAGCGGCAAATGAAGATTGAGGAGGTATAGGTGGGCAAGAAACTCCCCCACACCCCGAGCAGCATCATACGCAACGCCCTGCGGCGGCTGTGGTTGCGTTCCCGTGAGCGGGCCGCAGCCGTCAAGCGGGATTCCAACACCTGCCAGAAATGCGGGCGCAAGGGATCGGTAGCCAAGGGCAAGGAGTGCAAGATTCACGTTCACCATGCCCGACGCCGGCCGGGTTGGGAAGAGGTGGAGATGGCGATACGCTATCATGTGCTACAGACGCCGGATGATCTTGTGTGTTTATGCGCCGATTGCCACAAGGAAGCGCATTACAGCCCCAAGGTGGCACGATCTAACTTACACCCATAGTCAACCATACCCCAGCGCAGAGAGGAGGCAAAATGACCGCAGGACGCCCGAAACGGCAAGCAGAAGCCCCGCAACTCGACGCTATTCCCACCACCGTCCTCTGCCCACGCTGCGGGCGGGAGCACAAAAAGAACATAAACTGGCAGGGGCGCGGGGTGCCGAGGCTGTTTTGCCATAACTGTGAAGGGAGGCTTAATTGCGACCGCAATAGCCCCGGTGAGAGTTACGTCAAAATGAGCGAGTCGTTTAAGTCATGGATCGAGCAGCACCGCGAGGTCCGCAACTGCCATTGCCACGATGTGCCGATGTATATGTGCCCTACATACCGGCATAACAGGCAATTTTACATGATATTCCGAGAGATAGAGTTATCGTCACTACAAACGGGCGTACAGGTGTGGGCATGAGCAAGGAGTGTTGCTGGTACACGCGGCGGGAGCTATTGGTCGAGGTGGCCCGATATGTAGCCGATAGGATACAAGCCACGGATGAGGAAATAGAGTGGTGCTATTGGGTGGCCGAGGACTGGCTTGCACAGGAGGTGCAAAATGTGTCCAACGTGCGGAGGGAGTTGTAGTGTTGTCGTAGACCGATTCACAGACCTATGCGTGAGGCAGTGTCTATGCTGCGGGTGTACGTGGGTAACTGAGCATTGTGAGGCTATCACTAAGCAGGAGTGTAAGGCGGATAAAAAACTCTTGCAATTTTCTTCAAATCTGGTATAATCCTTGCTTAGGATGTCCCTCCATCCTTCTTCCTCCTGCGGGCGGGCTGCATGGTGCGGCCCGCCTTGGGGGATTATAAAATCGTGCAAATTGCATGACTAAAGCTTATGAGCAACGGAAATCCTAAATGGGTGAAAGGTGTTTCCGGCAACCCTGCCGGCAAGAAGCCTGGAACAAAGAACAAGCTCCCGAGGGACTTGGTTGAGCGTATCCTTGCGATTGAAGCCAGCTTGACTGCCAGTGAAAAAGGGCTGAAGGAGTGCGCCGAGGCTGACCCGAAGTGGTTTCTTGAGAACTTCATAAAGCCGATTATCCCGAAAAATATTGATTTGAACCTCGACGGCGAGCTAAAAATCAGTTGGGAAAAATAGTCATTCCCTATAAGCCGCGTGAACAGCAGAAGCGTATGCACTCAGGCATGGAGAGCAGGCGCTTTTCTGTTATTGTGGCTCACCGTCGTTGGGGCAAGACCGTCTGTGTTGTCAATCATCTCATAAAGCAGGCGTTGCTTTGCACCAAGATAGACCCGCGTTATGGCTATGTTGCTCCCTTCCGCAACCAGGGAAAGCAGCTTGCATGGCTCTACCTCAAGCGGTTTACCCAAGTCATTCCAGGCGTAAAGATAAACGAGTCTGAGCTTGATGTGACCTTGCCCAACAAGGCGGTGATCCGCATTTACGGGGCTGACAACCCTGATGCGTTGCGCGGGATGTACTTTGACGGTGTTGTGCTGGATGAAGTAGCGCAGATGAAGCCCGAGGTGTGGGATGAAATTGTGCTGCCGGCGCTCGCAGACCGCAAGGGTTGGGCGGTGTTTATAGGCACTCCTAAAGGCATTAATGCTTTCTATGAGATATACACGAAGGCCGTAGCCGATCCCGATCTCTACTATTCCGATGTGTTTCCCGTTACAGGGACCGATGCGCTTGATGCGGAAGAGGTAGAATTACAGCGGTCGATTCAATCAGAAAACAAGTTCCGGCAGGAATACCTTTGCGACTTCACGGCCTCAGTCGAAGACGCGCTAATCCCGATTGACTTGGTTGAAAAGGCTTATGGGAAGATAATCGAGGCCCATGCGTATAAAACGCAACCGATCATTTTTGGCGTGGATGTGGCCCGGTTTGGTGACGATAAAAGCGTAATTTACGTTCGGCAGGGGTTGGCTACGCTTGAGATAAAGAAATATTCCGGTGTTGATTTGTTTCAGTTTTCAGAAACAGTCATGGCTAAAATCAAAGAGCATGACCCTGACGCGGTGTTTATTGATGTTGTAGGTGTCGGGGCCGGCGTTGTGGATATGATACGTAGTAAAGGGTTCGGTGATTGCGTATCTGGTATTAACAGCGGCAACCGGCCGTTGAATAGTGTGCTGTATCTCAACAAGCGCATTGAAATGTGGGCGCGGATGAAGGAGTGGCTTGAGCTTGGCGGGTGTATCCCTGCGGATACAGAGTTGAGGGTTGACTTGGTTTCGCCACTATACAGCTACGATGCCGCAAATCGCATGAAACTGGAACCTAAAGAAGATATGAAGAAGCGCGGGATTAAGTCTCCAGACCTTGGGGATGCGCTTGCGTTGACTTTCGCGCAGCCGGTGGCAAAGCGCAAACCCGCGTTTCTGGCTGATGTTAAGTCTAAATACAACCCGTTTGATAAACTTCAACAGTTGAGGGCGTGAGAAATGGGATTCGGCAATCCGTTTAAAAAAGCCAAGAGCATTTTTAGTGGAGCTAAGAAGGCTGTTGGTGGGCTGGGGGATTTCTTAGATGTTACGCAACCTGGGGGTTTGGGAGACTTGCTTACGTTTGGCGCGATTTCTCAAGGGGCTGCGGTGGATGAAGCGAAGAAAGCCCGCAACCAGGCACAGAAGCAATTTGCCGACCAGACCGCAGCCGCACAAGCCGAAGCGCAACGTATAGCCAACATGGAAGAAGAGCGCAAGAAGAAGCTCCTGCTCTACGGGACGCAGAACCCTTCGACCATGATTGGCGGTTACCTTGGCATTGGCGGTGCTGCTAACGTATCGCGTCCGAGGTTAGGCTAATGCCTACAAGCAACCTTGCCGAAGAGTCCCAACAGTACACGCAGGCGCAGAATGTAGAGCGCAACGCCCGCCTGTTTCGCAACTGGACAAATTTGGATAAACAATTCAGTCCGTGGAACGCGCTATATCAGGATATCAGCGACTACATAGCTCCTGGGCGCGGGCGGTTTCCAGACCGTGACGGGCAAACAAACCAGCGCACGAAGGCGGCAAGCAAACTGTTGAATCCTGTTGCGGCCGACGCGCTACATATGATGGGGGCGGGGTTGCATGGCGGCTTATCGAGTCCGGCGCGTCCTTGGTTTCAGCTTTCGTTTTCCGATCCTGGGTTGGATAAGTATAGCGCGGGTAAAGCGTGGTTGGACGATTGTGAAAAGCAGCTTTATGCTGTGTTTAAGCGTAGCAATTTCTATACCGTTATTCATAGCGTGTATGAAGAAGTCGGAGCGTTTGCTACTGGCGCGCTATTTATTGATTCGCACCCCCAAAACATTGTCAACTTTTCTTTTCTCACGGCTGGGGATTACCGGATTTCGGTAAACGAGTTGAGCCGTTGCCACTGTATGTACCGTAAGGTTCGGATGCAGATTCATCAGATGGCGGCTGCGTTCGGCGTGGAGAATCTAAGTGACACCTGCAAACGACTACTTGAAACGAACCCTTATGAATGGCGTGACGTTCTTCATGTTATCGAGCCTAACGATGAATACAATCCTGACAGCATGG